GTTCCAGGCCGAAGGCATCACCGAGACGTTCCCCGCTGCTGGCCCCGTCAAGACGGTAATCATCGGCAAAGAAACCCCTGAGAAGAAAGAGTCTGCCCAGCGGGTTCAGGCCGACATGAACTATCAGTTGACTGAAGTCATGACTGAGTACCGCCCCGAGCATGAAAAGATGCTCTGGAACCTGCCAATCACCGGCTCGGCGTTCAAGAAGGTCTACTTCGACCCAAGCCTGGGCCGCCAAGTCGCTGTATTCATCCCCGCAGAAGACATCGTCGTTCCTTATGGCGCGTCAAGTATCGAGCGGGCAGAGCGCGTCACCCATGTCATGCGCAAGACCAAGAACGACCTGATCAAGCTTCAGGACGCAGGCTTCTACCGCGATTGTGATCTGGGCGACCCAACGGGCGAACTCGACGACATCGAGAAGCAAAAAGCCGAAGAGCAAGGCATGTCGGCCATTCAGGATGAGCGGTTTCGCCTCTTGGAGGTTAATGTTGACCTGGACCTCAAAGGTTTTGAAGACACCAACAAGCGGGGCGAAAAGACTGGAATCGCTCTCCCCTACGTTGTCACGGTCGAAAAAGGCACTGGCAAAGTCCTGGCCGTCCGGCGTAACTGGTATGAGGGCGACAAGCTACACCTAAAGCGCCAGCATTTTGTCCACTACCAGTACATCCCCGGCTTTGGTTTCTATGGCTACGGCCTGATTCACCTGATTGGTGGATACGCCAAGTCCGCCACCATGCTGATTCGTCAGTTGGTGGACGCAGGAACCCTGTCTAATCTTCCCGGTGGACTTAAGTCACGGGGCCTTCGGATCAAAGGCGACGACACCCCAATCGCCCCCGGTGAGTTCAGAGACGTAGACGTACCGTCCGGCTCTATCCGCGACAACATTCTTCCGCTCCCGTACAAAGAGCCAAGCCAGACCCTGTACACCCTGTTCCAGCAGATTGTTCAGGAAGGCCGCGCCTTCGCTTCAAGCGGAGACATGAATGTGAGCGATATGTCGGCCAACGCCCCCGTTGGTACGACCCTGGCCCTGCTTGAGCGTCAACTCAAGGTCATGGGCGCGGTTCAGTCGCGCATGCATTTCAGCATGAAGCAGGAGTTCAAACTCCTCAAGAACATCATCGCTGACTATGCGCCGGAGGAGTACTCGTACCAGCCCGAAGAGGGCAGTGCCATGGCCCGTAAATCGGACTATGACAACGTCGATGTGATCCCGGTCAGCGACCCCAACGCCTCCACCATGGCGCAGAAGGTTGTTCAATACCAAGCGGTCCTCCAGTTGGCCCAGACTGCACCGCAGTTGTATGACATGCCTCTTCTGCACCGCCAAATGCTTGAGGTGTTGGGCATCAAGAACGCCAACAAGCTGGTGCCGATTGAGGACGACATGACCCCAATCGACCCGGTTCAGGAAAACCAAAACGTCCTGAAGGGCAAGCCAATTAAGGCGTTCATCGAGCAAGACCACAAGGCCCACATCCAAGTCCACATGATGGCCATGCAGGACCCGAAGATTGCTCAGATTATTGGTCAGAACCCGCAAGCACAAATGCTGCAAGCGGCCATGATGGCCCACATCAATGAGCACGTAGGTTTTGAGTATCGCCGCCAGATGCAAGAGCGGATGGGCATGGTTATCCCCGGAGAAGAGGAAACCAAGAACCTCACCGAAGAGGAATCCAATCAGATTGCCATGTCTGCGGCCCAGGCTGCCCAGGAACTGCTCCAAGAGCACACCCAAGAGGCCAAGGCACAGCAAGCCCAGCAGCAGATGATGGACCCGGTGGTTCAGATGCAGATGAAAGAACTGGAAATCAAAGCCCAGGAACTGCAACTCAAGGCCCAAAAACAGCAGATCGAGGCCGCAGAAAAGGCCGACCGCATCCGCATCGAAGAGTCAAGAATCATCGCCCAGAAAGAAATTGCCGCCATGCAAGTTGCCGCCAACTCGGCAACCGCAAAGGCAAAACTATCGGCCCAGCAAGAACTTGAGGGGACGAGACTTGGCGCTCAAATCGCCAAAGACCGAGCGATGATGAACCGGCCTAAACCAACAAGGAGTCAAGATTGAACGATGTAATCCATGCCTTAGCGCATGTGCAGCAAGAAATTGAAAGATACCGGCAAGAGCAAGTAGCCTTCCTTGCGGCAAGCCGTGCTGACACGTACGACGAGTACAAGAAAATCTGTGGAGTGATCCGGGGTCTTAACTTCGCAGACCATGTAATTGATGACCTCGTGCGAAAGGTAAAAACTGATGATTGATGCGCTCAACCCGGCGCTTGCTGTCGATTTGTCAAAGATATTGAACAAATCGGCCGAGCAAAAGGCAAAACAATTGCCTGAACCACAGACTTATCACATGCTTTGTGTCGTCCCTGAGGCGATGGAAGAGTATGCCGATAGCGATGTTGGACTGGTCAAGGACGCCAAAACCATGCATTACGAAGAGGTTCTGACCCCCGTATTGTTTGTGGTCAAACTTGGCCCTGACTGCTTCAAAGACAAAACCCGCTTTCCAAGCGGCCCCTCGTGTGCAGAGGGTGACTTTGTCATTGTGCGCCCCAACTCAGGCACCCGCCTGAAGATTCACGGTCGTGAATTCCGAATCATCAACGATGAGTCGGTTGAGGCAATTGTTGAAGACCCGCGTGGCATCTCTCGTCCAATGTAAGGAGTGACAAATGGCAACAAAATTTGAGGATGATGAATTCAAATTCCCGGACGAAAAACAACCCCAGGAAGAGTCCAAGGAAAGCGATGAGATTCAACTTGAGATTGAAGACGACACTCCGCCCGCAGATCGCGGACGAAAGTCTGCCCCTCCGCCGCAAGACCCGACAGATGAAGAGTTGTCATCTTACAGCAGGGAAGCCCAAGACCGCCTGAAGAAGTTCACCCGTGGATACCACGATGAGCGCCGGGCCAAAGAAGCCGCCGAGCGCGAACGTCTGGCCGCAGAAGACTTTGCCCGCAAGGTGTACGAAGAAAACCGCCGCCTGAAAGAACAGTTGAAGACCGGCAGTGAGGTGTTCATCGAAACATCCAAAACCGCCGCCCAGACTGAACTGGACGTAGCCAAGAAAAAGATGAAAGAGGCTTTTGAGGCAGGTGACGGCGAAGCACTGGTGTCTGCTCAAGAAGAAGTTGCAAAAGCAACCCTGAAGATTGACAAGGCGCAAACCATGCGCCCGATTGAGATTGAGCAGGCAGAAGAATTTAAGCCAGCACCAAAAGGACCGGCAGTCACACCAAAGACCAAAAAATGGCTGGACAGGAACAGCGATTGGTTTGGGGTCGATGAAGAAATGACGTTTTCTGCCATGGGCCTTGACAAAAAATTACAAAAGCAATATGGTGCTGACTATATTGGCACGGACGAGTACTTTGAAGAGCTCGACCGGACCATGCGAAAACGATTCCCTGAGCATTTCAGGAGCCATGAGGATGACGATCCTCCACAGAACTCGTCAACTCCGGCAGAGGATGAACCCCCGCGCCGTGCAAAACTTAGTACTCCGGTGGCCCCGGCTACCCGCAGTACCCCGCCGAGTCGCGTCAAGCTGAAGGCATCACAAGTTTCGTTGGCTCGAAAACTTGGGATTACCCCAGAGCAGTACGCCAAACAGGTTGCTTTACTTAACAGAGGTGAATGATGGATCAGCAAACTCAAACTGATGCAGCCGTGCGTCAAAACCGCGCACCCCGCGCCATGGAATCGCGTGAGAAAACCATGCGCCCCCAGGCTTGGATTAACCCAGAGGCATTGCCCAACCCTGACAATCGTCCGGGCTGGAAGCACCGTTGGGTTCGGTTAAGCACCATGGGTGTTGACGATCCAAAAAATATCTCTAGTAAGTTGCGCGAAGGATATGAACCCTGCCGTGCAGAGGACTATCCTGAGCTTATGTTGCAAGCCATTAACGAAGGCCGCTTCAAGGGCGGCATCGAAATTGGCGGACTGTTGCTTTGCCGCATCCCAGAAGAGTTTTTGCAGCAGCGCATGCGTCACTTTGATGCGCAAAACAAGGCTCAAATGGAGTCGGTGGACAACGCTTACCTCAGTGAAAATGACCGCAGGATGCAAAAGTTCTCTGAACGCAGCACCAAGGTCACTTTCGGGTCACGTTCTTAAATTTAGGAGTCTTAAATGGCTTATCCCACCGTTGACAAGCCGTATGGCTTGAAGCCGATCAATTTGATCGGTGGTCAGGTGTTCGCCGGACAAACTCGCCAGTATCAGATCGACCCCGCTGGGTTCGCTGGTAACATCTTTTATGGAGATGTGGTGAAGATTGTTTCGACGGGCTACATCGAGAAAGACCTTGGCGAAGCAACCGCTACGCCTGTTGGTATCTTTCAGGGCTGCTCTTACGTTAACGCGCAAGGTCAGACCATCTTTGCTCAGTACTACCCCACCGGGTACGCTGCGCCCACCGGCACCTACATCACTGCATACGTGCAGGATGACCCGGATGTCCTGTTCAAGGCCGTTTTGGTTGCTGGTCAAACCGAAGGTGGCAACGGCTTGACGCCGACCTACCTGAGCCGTAGTGTGATTGGCACGAACGCTGAACTGGTGCAAAACGCTGGCTTGACCTCTACCGGCGACAGCCGTATTGGTCTGTATGCCACGACCAGCGCCACGACCGCATCGTTGCCCATTCGCATCATCGACGTTGTGCCCGACACCGCAAACTCGTCTGGCAACTTCGTCGAGGTGATTTGCAAGTTCAATGCACCGTATGTTGTGTCTACCTCCACCTCCAGTGGCGGCATCACCACGACTACGACCAGCGTTGTGACCGGCGGTCATCAGTACCTCAACCCCGTTGGCGTCTAATCGAAGGAGTAATTAATCATGGCTATTTCACGCGCACAACTGCTGAAAGAGCTGCTCCCCGGTCTGAACGCCCTGTTCGGTATGGAGTACGCTCGCTACGGCGAAGAGCACAAGGAAATCTACGAAACCGAGACTTCTGAGCGTTCGTTTGAAGAGGAAACCAAGCTGTCTGGCTTCTCCGCCGCCCCGGTGAAGAACGAGGGCAGCGCGATTGCCTATGACAACGCGCAAGAGGCTTGGACCACTCGTTACACCCACGAAACCATTGCCCTGGGTTTCTCGATCACCGAAGAGGCGATTGAAGACAACCTGTATGACAGCCTGTCGGCTCGTTATACCAAGGCTCTGGCTCGTGCCATGGCTTACACCAAGCAGGTGAAAGCCGCCGCTGTGCTGAACAACGGTTTCTCCAACACCTACCCCGGTGGTGATGGCGTTTCCCTGTTCAACGCAAACCATCCGCTGGTGTCGGGTGGCGTCAACAGCAACACTCCCGGTACTCAGGTTGACCTGAACGAGACTTCCCTGGAAGCCGCCGTCATTCAGATCGCCGGTTGGACCGACGAGCGTGGCTTGCTGATCGCTGCCAAGCCCAAGAAGATGATTGTTCCCCCGAGCCTGATGTTCGTTGCCAAGCGTCTGCTTGACACTGAACTGCGGGTTGCAACTGCTGATAACGATATCAACGCGATCAAGCAGATGGGCGCAATCCCTGAGGGTTACACGGTCAACCACTTCTTGACCGACACCAACGCTTGGTTCCTGACCACGGACGTCCCCAACGGCATGAAGCACTTCGTGCGGACCCCGTTGCAGAACTCCATGGACGGCGACTTTGACACCGGCAACGTCCGGTACAAGGCCCGCGAGCGTTACAGCTTCGGCTGGTCTGACCCGCTGGGCATGTGGGGTTCGTCGGGCTCGACCTGATAACTTCGCATCGAAAAGGGGGAGCTTCGGCTCCCCTTTTTTTATGATTTAAACGCTTGCGCTGCACGTTTAAATGCGATATATTGGCCACATCCCGGGGTTTCCGGCGTTTCTGACAGTCCCGGCTGACGACATGCAGACAGAGCGCCCCCAATTAACTCGCATGTGAGGATCAAATGGCTAACACCACCTTCAACGGCCCGGTTCGTTCGCAGAACGGCTTCCAAACTATCTCCATCGACGCAACCACTGGGGTTGTTACTACCGCTCCTGTTTCTATGGGCGTTTCTGGCATTGTTGCCACCCCGGTTGCTCTGGCTGACGCCAGCGCTACTCTGACCGCCGCAGCCAACGCTGGTGGCATGGTCAACCTCGTCCCTAACGGCACGCAGGACAACACCTACACGCTGCCTGCTCCTGTTGCTGGCACGTCGTTTGTTTTTGTGTACGGCGGCGGTGCAGCAGATGCTACCGACTTCATCATCAACACGGGTTCGAACACCAACTTCTTTATTGGTGGTGTGGCTTTCCATGACACCGATGATGGCGCAGCTTCTGTCGTGTTCTCTGACGGTAACTCCAATTCCAAGCTGCAAGTGAATGTACCTGCCGCTGCCCAAATTACCGTGATTGCACGGGACGCCACGAACTGGCAAGTGTTTGGCACGGTGGTTGGCGCAACCGCCCCTACGTTTGCTGACCAGTAATAGGAGCGCATCATGACGATGCAATATGACGTAAAGTCGAAACACATGACCTCTTCGGGCGTGGCG